GTCCCGCACAGTTCCCCTGGTATTATCTCTGGATGTTACCTTTTTTAACAGTAATACCTTATAAACCCGTTTTACTGCTTACGGTACTTATGCCATTGTATTACATGAGATATTATTTTGAACCAAGAGGACAGTTTGAACTTTATAACAACTATATTGTATGGTTCGAATATTTGCCTGTATTGGGGTGGATATTATATGATTTCATAAAGCATAACAGGATTAGTTATTTTAAAGACAAAAAGCTTGCTATTTAAAGAATTTAAACCTAAAACCAGAGGGGATAACATAGAATTTTTTATCACAAAGTCTGACTGGCCAAAGCTGATAAAGTTAATTAGCAAAGCAAATGTTGAGGAAGTACATACTGAACAAAACAAATTGGAGGATGTGTGCGAGGAGATCATGGAGCACTACCCCGACCATACGGCCGGTATGTTCATATACGGCGATGCGACGAGCCGAAAGGAGGACGTTAAGATCGAGAAAGGGTACAATTTCTTTAAACTCATCGCCCGGGAGCTCAAAAGTTATGATCCGGTGTTGAGAGTCGCACTCTCCAACCCTTCGGTCGTAATGAGGGGTAATTTTATCAACAAGGTATTGTTAACAAATTTCGAGGACATAAAAATAGTGATCGGCTCCAACTGTAAAAAAGCTATTGAGGATTTCGTCAACGTCAAAGAGGCGTCCGATGGTACGAAACATAAGGAAATGGTAACGGACGACAAAACAAAAGTACGATACCAAAAATACGGCCACTTTACCGACTTGTTCGATTACATAATCTGTAAAGCGTTTGAGAAAGAATACCAATTGTACCAAAAGAAAGACAAGCGCGCGGCCAAGCGTCGAGGCGGTCAAGCCGTAAAGGACGATTCCAATAGGATGTAGACAAATAAATTGTATATTTGAGCCATAAATAGCAACAAAATGGAAAAGGAACACGTAGTACTATATGCCGACAACTACCTCGGCATGATTAAAAAACTCGATAAATTCGACGAGTTACAAGCCAAATTCGACTCCATCCTAAAAGCATGGAAAAACTAAGCACAATACACAGGGTACAATACTTTAATTTTATCGATAATTTATGAGTAAAAAAGACATGCCCTTAGAGGCGCAATTCAAGAACAAAACCGAGGCGGATGAGCGCAAATTGGTCGATTATGTATCGTACAAATGTATGTGCCTGGCCAAGGAGTTCAACGAGAAAAGTAAGATCATTAAGATCACACACGTAAACGTCCGCATTAACCACCCGGTTAACCAAATCACATACCAATATTGGTGGCATCGTTGGGCTGCGGCCATTGGCAAGTTTTTCGCCAAGAAAGTCGACGTTAACGATGAGGTCGAGCGCCTACGTAAGAAACAAACCGAACTTAACGAACCCACAACGCCATGAAAGTAGTACATAACAGCAATACCGTAGATACACAACCCCGTCCCCGTCTCACCCCCTCGAATTGGTACAAAATACTAAAGGAGTCGACGATCCGGGGCTATAAGGATATTTGGGAGTTCATTTATCAATTTCGCGGCGGATGAATGAGGCGAGAGAATCCCGGCTTATTTACTATGAAAACATCCTAAAAATTGGTGTTTACCAAGAGTACACGGCCGATCAACATGGACGTAGCTATGACCCCAAATACTTTCAATGTGGCAGGCCTATTGCTATTTTCAAAGTAAAGCTAAAACCTACATAACATTGTGCCACTTAACAAAGTTGTAACAACTCCACAACCATAAAGCGTCAACTCATTACTTTTGTCTTAATGAGCAGACTATTACGAAATGCCGATTACCTCAGCGTAATCCAACAAGTTGATCTCGACCAAATCCTCGAAGGAATTGAACAATACAGGCTCGACAAGGAGCAAGTAGCTCAGGCGGAAATGATCTCGTACATAAAGCAACGTTACGACGTCTCCCAAATCTTTACCGATACGACCGTATGGAGTTCGGTTCCGGCATATAAGGCCAAAAAGTTGGTAATATTCACCGCCACGGCTTACAATGCGTTGACGGTTTATGCCGCCAATACTCTTATGCTATTTACCGACGGATACATTTACAAATGTGTTACGTTGACGGTAGCGGGCGAGAATCCTACGAACACACCGGCCAAATGGCTGCAGCTTGCGGCCGATCAATCGTTATTTTACGTAACCCTCCCAAAAAATGAATTTGACTATACAGTTAACTACATCAAAGACGACGAGGTTTGGTACAAAGACCATACTTACAAGGCAAAATCGCCCAATACAAACATTCTCCCAACAAATTCCGCTTATTGGACTGACCTTGGGGCGTATAGCGTTACGGCCGGAACTTTGCCAACGGATACGACCAAATGGACAGCCGGGGACAACCGTAACCCCTTAATCGTTCAATATCTTATCGAGATAACGTTATTTTATTTATACAAACGCATTAACCCTCGATATATACCGGATATCCGCAAGGAGGGGTATGACGGCAACGGCCCAACTCAATCGGGCGGGGCTATTGGATGGCTCAAAAAGATAGCCTCCGGGAACATTAACGCGGATTTGCCAAAGATCGCTTTGGCCTCCGGTGTCGCAGTCCGTTGGGGAAATGGCGACGGAACACAAACGCGCTCATCTAATCAGTATTAACAATGGCCAAGAAACCAAACATAACGATAACGAAGGGCGAGACTAAAAAGTCCAAAAGCCTCAAGAACGTGGCCAACAAGGAAACGCCGCGCCCCATTATATTCAAAAACATAATACAATACGAGGTACAGTTACAACGTACCCGTCAAAATATACAAAAATGGCGTACCGCCATCACCGCCGCAGAGAATCCACAAAACCCGATCCGTTATAACCTTTTACAGATATACCGCGACGCAGTACTCGACGCCCAAATTGCGGCTTGTTGGATGCAACGCAAAAACATGATAATGGGATTGGAGTTCGAGGTCGTAAAAGACGATGTTAAGGACGAGGAATTGAGTAAAATCTGTAATTCCAAATGGTTTTACGATTTCATGTCGTTGGCTCTCGACTCTGTTATGTGGGGCTTTTCCCTGGTACAATTCGACTCCCTTATCAATGACGAGTTTAGGGAGATTTCGTTAGTTAACCGCATTTACGTCCGCCCGGAGCTCGGAATCGTTACGCCAAGTTATACCGCCATCACCGGCAACAACTTCAACGAGCCGCCTTTCTCCGATTGGTGTATTGGCGTTGGGGACAAATACGACCTTGGCTTATTAATGAAATTAGCCCCTCTTTACATTTGGAAAAAGAACGCATTAGGGGCATGGGCAGACTTTCAAGACAAATTCGGTACGCCTTTAGTTGTTGGTAAAACCGACGACGCAGACGATGAGACGAGCGGCGAATTTGAGAAAATGTTGGCCAATTTCTCCGTTAATTCCTGGGCTATGATTAACCATGAGGACTCAATTGACCTCAAGGAATCGGCCAAAAAGGATGCCTTTGCCGTATTTGATAAAATGATCGACCGTTGTAATTCGGAGATCGCTAAAATAATACTAGGCCAAACCGGTACGATGGACGAAAAGGCCTTTGTTGGAGCCGCCGAGGTACATGAGAGGATATTAAAGTCCGGCATGTACGCCGATGTCCGCATGATAAAGAACGTACTCAACAAACAACTTATACCATTCCTTGAGAACTTGGGCTTTAATTTCAAAGGCTTCAAATTCGACATAGAGGAGGAGGATGAGTTGGATATGATCGAGAAAAGTAAGATCGATTTGGCATTTGTCAATACGGGCATGTACAAAATGGATCCGGCGTACATCAAGGAAAAATACGGTACGGAAATGATCGAGGTTGAGCAGGCTACGACGACAAACGAGCCCGACCCTGCAGTTAAGAAAGTAGCGGACAAACTTAAAAATATTTATCGCCTCCATGTGTAAACTCTGCGGAGCCGACATATTGAACGCTGCAAAGCCCATAAAGCTATTTACCGACGAGGAAATCGACGCGTTCCTCCGCTCCATTTGGGACGGTAGGACGACAACGCACAACATGAACGTCGAAATGTACAAGGCGGTAGCGGGAAAGCTCACCGAGGGCGTTTATAAAGGTTTTGGCAAAGACATTATCGACACCAAATGGGATACGCCCGACTACAACATGCTTTTCGACCTCCGGGAGAATGTGTACATTTTCTCCGCAGCTAAACAATACCAGGAGATCCGACATTTAACAACCCTTTTAACCAAAGGCGACAAAATCAACTCATACAATGACTTTAAAAAGCAGGCTATTGTCATACATACGGATTATAACGATAATTATTTACGGACGGAGTATGGATCGGCCATTGCCCAAAGCCAATCCGCCTCTAAGTGGATGGACATTGAAAAGAACGCCGAAACGTTACCCAACCTAACATATCATACGGTTGGCGATAGTCGCGTCCGCCGCGATCATGCGGCTCTCGATGGTATTACGAGACCCGTTGCGGATAAATTTTGGAATACATGCTATCCGCCAAATGATTGGAATTGCCGTTGTACGGTGATACAAGACGACGGCGCGTTGACGCTAAAAAAGAACTTTTCCGACGAAACAAAGGCCGCCATTAAAGACATTCCCGAGGTTTTCCAGTTCAATGCCGGTAAATCGCGTATTGTGTTTAGCGACAAACACCCATATTACGACGTAAGGCCCAAGGACAGGGCATTTGCAAAAATTAACTTCAACATGCCTCTCCCTGGAAACCACTAATACGACATATATGCCCGTTTACCGCCGTGTTCGGTATTTATGTATCATTTGGGACGCCGATAGGCGTGTGCCATTTGGAGAGTTTTTTGAATATGGATTGAACTAATGAAATTTAACGAAGCGCGTAAAATATTACAGGCCGCCAATGAGGCCAAAGCTGAAATCGAAAAGATGGCCTCGGCGGCGGGCATCATTGCTCAAAACCACTTTGTCCAATCGTTCCGTAACCAAGGTTTCACCGACGAGGCTATCGTCCGTTGGGCAGCGAGGAAAAAAGCCGACGCAGGCCGCGCCATATTGGTAAAGTCCGGCGCGTTGCGGAGATCTCTGCGGGTTTACAACCGTGGTCTTTTCAAAGTTGTCATTATGTCCAACCTCCCTTATGCACAAATACAAAATGACGGCGGGGTTATCGAAAAGGAATTTAATAGAAAAATATTATCGTTCGGCTCCAATGGTAAATTTGCCAGGCAGAGAACGCGCAAACAGCGCAACGCAATAAGTTTTCAACAACAAGTAACCATCAACGCTCATGGTATCCGCATACCCGCGCGTCAATTCGTTGGCTATAGCGGTTCAATGAATAGAAAAATTTTGCGTAAATTCGAGGAAAAAATCAACCGTATTTTCAACAAATGAGCGACTTAGAATTGTTATATAGTGATCTCAAAACCCTATTGGCTACCGTAACGGGTAACAAATACGTTGCGTTGTGGAATAACCAATTTGAGAGGGAGCGCGAAAATGTATCGTTTCTATTTCCATGTACGCTCATTCAATTTGTACCAAAGGAATTTTCCGACCTACTTAACGGGGTGCAAAAATATGACATTGACGTCGTTATACATTGCGGATTTAAGAGTTTTAAAACGGACGACAAGGCAATATTGGCGTTCAAACAAGAGGTTTATAAAAAATGCCATCGGTTCCAATCGGGCACTTTCTCCATGATGTTGCGCCGTGGCGAGGTCGAGGATTTTGACCATGACGACATACAAGACTACCAACAAATTTATTCATGTACGGGGACGGATCATAATAAAGATACTCGCCCAACCGTGCAAGCGACATTAACGGACGACTTAACCAAATCCATCCAAAAACCCGATACAATATAATGGCAATTAGAACAGTTGAAGAAATAGAAAAAACCGTAATCGAGGCCAAAGTAGCCGAGCCGGAATTGGCCGTATTTACTACGACGTCCCAAACGAGTCTTTGGGGTAAATTCGTTTACATATTCTCGTTTTGTGCCAACATAATAGAGCAAATTTGGGAGAATTGGCGTACCGAACAAGAGGGAGAAATTGCCAAAGCGGCTCCCGGATCGGATTATTGGATTCAACAAAAAGTATTAGCGTTCCAATACAGTGCAACCAACCCGCAGGCTACGGCCCTCAATAACGACTTTGTGCCATCGTATGCCGTTATTGACGATACGTTAAAGATAATTTCAAGGGCTTCGGTAAAGACCGGACCGAATAAAAATTGTCTCATAAAGGTAGCGACGGGAGATCCTCCGGCCGCATTATCGGGGCCACAATTGACCGCCTTGGCGGGATATATCAACAACTCGGGATCACCAAGTACAAACGGAAAGGGGATCGGCTTTGCCGGTGTGCAATACGTTATGTCGTCCATAGCTCCCGATTTGCTTTATATTGTCGGAGACGTTCAATTTGACGGCCAATACCAAGCCGTTATACAGGCCAATGTTATCACAGCCATAAACACATATTTGGCGGAGATACCTTTCGATGGTATATTTCGCATCCATGATCTACTCAAATACATTAAAGCCGTACCGGGCGTTATCGATGTCTTATTTAACGACATTGGCATCCGCGCCGATGCGGTTGCGTTCCCTGGTTACCAATATTTAGTCGTATCGAACTATTACGGCCTTTATGAGTACCCAATGACGGCCGGATACATGATCGGCGAAACGACCTTAGGAAACACCTGGGCGGATACGATAACATTTACAGCGCAAAACTAAAAACTATGAATTACACAGAATTTGGAGACGCCGATGTTAGCGGCTTAGGACCAACCCTCATTACGGTAGACAACAACCCCGCTCCTGGCATCATAACGCTCGGCGGAGGGCGTACGGTAGCGTTTTTGGAGTCCAACGAGGGCATTATTTACGTATGGGATGGCGACTCGGCAATTAAATTAACCGTTGAGGAGTCTATTGGATTATCGACAAAATACCTTTTGCAAGCAATAACACAAGACGCGGCGGAATTTGCCGCCTTAGTTGACGATTAATGAACTACGACTTTGATAACGAAATTGTAACGGAACAAATGGACGTTCCGGTCTTACGGCAACCCCGTAATTTGGCTTGGGCTAAGGTTTTTACCGCGCCCATCCAATACCTATGGGAGAAGTTTATAGATTGGAAAGACGGACAGGAGTACCAGGCATTTAATGGCCTTGCCGTTTACCAACGCGGCGATAGGATCACATACACCGATAACGTTACATATGAGCGAATTTATCAAAGTGCCACTTTGCCCGTATCGGGTCAACCGCCCGACGCGTTCCCTCAATATTGGCAAGTAGTTAATGAGAATTTCATTGGTGCAAAGGAGAGAATAAAATACAATTCTCAAATCATTGTCCTCGAATATGCGTTAAACAAATTTTTCCGCAATACCCTTGCCGTTGCTCCGACGACCCAAATTTATATCGTCAATACGCCCGTAGTATCGAACTTTTTTGTTGGACAAACGGGGGATTATTCGTCTAAAATACCGAACTTATCACAATACCAAACCGATTATGTGCCCAATGTGCCAACGATCAACGCTTACGACTTTACCATTATGTTCCCGGTTGCGCTATATACATCCCTTGGTCCTACGGCCAATGATCGGGAGAAACGGGTACGCAAATTCGTAGATAAATACAAACTTTCAGGAATTACTTACACTATAACGACATACTAATATGGATTACATCAAAACAACCGACATTCTCGACCCCTCTATCGCAATGCCTTGGACCGGGCCAATGATCGATTTTTTATTGAACGTTGGAACACAAACGAGGAAAGCATTTGCCTATAGCGTCCTTAGCGAGGTTCTATATGCCAACTCTCAGTTAACCGGAGTCGTATTGGCGGGCGGCACAAAGTCCGGCTCAGGAAATACCATGTTTAACGGATGGATTTTCTATAAGGATGAATTATATTTTTTCCCTGGGGCCATGGGGCTATTGGCTTTTTCAAATGTGCCGGTATTTGTATTGGATGAGACCAACGACGTTGGTGTTGGACAGGTTAAATTTAGCGATAACGTTATGCGTTACGTTACCAAGGTCCGCCGATTAAAGGTTGTCGACCAAGTGAGCGGATCGGGACTTTTCGATATGTCCACAATGGGCCGTATAATTTCCGATACGGTTGTTACTCCTGGTAACTATACCCACGCGGCCGGTATTATTGTAGATATTCCAGGGGCGACATTTACATCCCCTAATCGGGTTTGTGATCTCGATATTGAGTTTCATTATGATTTTAGAATGATACAATTAGCGTCCAACGCCGTACAGGTAAATGTTGAAATGTTTGGCCCTGGTATTTTAAAAACAAACGCGCATAGAATGGAGGGGTTTGGAGCCGCAGCCAACCAAGCCATAACGGAGCATGGAGTTATGAGATACACGTATAGAAATTGTCCGGCCAACCAAGTAATAAAAATGCGATACCAAGACATTTTTGTCGGAGCGGCGGGAGAGTGGAGTTTTGGATCAATGACGATAACTTATAAAGAGATCCTCCGCCCTAGAATGTGGTAAAATCGTATATTTGTAACGCTTATGTATATATAAACTAAAAACCCTTTATTATGAAAAAAACAGTAAGAGCAAAATTTTTCCTCAATGTGAAAAAGAACGACGACGGATCGATGAACGTTAGCGGATGGCCCGTAACAAGCGGATCGGAAGAAAATAAACAATTCAACGACGCAACCCCAGGCGGTAATTTATCCATCCATATCGCCAAGGATATGCCTGCCCAAGCTCATTTTGAGCCGGAGACATCCAAAGAGTACTATATCGACATTACCGAAGCTCCGGCTGTTGATAATTCGTCCACAGAGGACCAAGCGACAAAACACTAAAAACGGTATATTTATACCGGAATTTAACTTAGAGGATTACTTAGTATTTGTATTTTTCTTTTTTATGATTTAATTTACCACGACAGTCTAAAGCCCCGTTGATTAATTTCCGGGGCTTTTTTGTATATTTGTGGCCGGTGCTTCGCACATTGAAATGTGCCCCGTGTTTCAATTACGCAATAGTTAACGGGGTCCAGGGATAAAACGACGGGTTGCAGTCGTCCCAATACCCGCCACAACACGCGGGTTTTTTTATTGTAAGTTTCCCCAATAAGGGCATGAAATTGCCGAAAGTTACATTGTTGCATTATTTGCCCAACTTGCCTTTCATTAGGTTTTTGATCTCGTAAAACGATTTGTTCTTGAGCTCCGGGCATATCTCAATTATGTGGTAGTGGAGATCTACAATTTGCCGGATCAAGTCGCCCTCGTAGGTTTGGCGCTTTATACAATCCAACATAAAAGCATTTTTCAACTTGCCTTTCAGGTAAGAGGTAATCTTAACCTTAAAAGACATCATTTTTACACGTATGGAGGCCTCTTTGAGGGGGGGCATATTAAAAATGTTGTAACAACTTCAAATGTAATAATTATTTCTTATCTAATTTTACCCTCGATGAAAGGTTTTACACCACTTAAAGGATTCAAGTATATTGAGAACTTCGCCGACGGCGGAGAGGGAGTTATACACCTTAAAGACCCAATCGGGACAGTTGTGGACGAGTGCGGTAACTTATGTTATGGTATTTCGGGCTCATCCTTCGCGTACGAAATGGACTACCTCCAAAAAGTATGTAGCAACATTACAATTAAGATCAATTCGGGCGGAGGCTCGGTATTGGACGGTTATTCGATTATTTCATCAATCCTAAATTGCAAAGTTCCATGTAATACAGTTATTGAGGGCCTAGCGGCTTCAATCGCTGCAGTTATAGCCGTAGCGGGTAAAAAGTGTTTCATTACTGACTACGGTACGTTTATGATCCACTCGGTATCGGGCGGAGATGGAGACAAAAAGATATTAGACATTTTTGAGTCTACTCTCGTTACAATTTTGACGGCTCGTTGCAACAAAACAGCCGAGGAGGTTGCCGACATGATGAAAAAGGAGACTTGGATGAAACCCGCCGAGGCACTTGCCGCCGGTTTTGTGGATGAGATCCTACCAACTGACAAGAAATTTAAAGCAGCTAAGAAAACGACCAACGTTTACGAGCTTGCCAACATATACAACTCTTTAACTACAAAAAAACCCATGAAAAAAACTACAACCCTTTTGAATATCGCCGAGGATTCGAGCGACGATTTAATTTCGTCTAAGATCGAAGAATTAAAAAACAAAGCTACGGCGGACGCTGCAGAATTGGCAACAACCAAAACAAAATTAGCAGCTTTAGAGGCTAAGGAAGTTGAGAACAAAACAGCCGCAGAAACCAAGTTAAAGGCCGATGCTACGGAAGTGGTAAACAAAGCCGTTACGGACAAAAAAATCACCTCAGAAGAGGCAGCCGAGTACATCAACAAGGCGTCGACATCGGAGTCGGATTTGAAGTTTGTAAAAAACACATTGGACAAAATCGGAGGCGTTAAAACCGCAGCTACGAGAGTTGACAACATTGTTGGCAACGACAAAAAAGTTACAGTTGCAGGCCGCGAGGCTTGGACTATCCGCGATTGGGAGAAAAAAGATCCGAAAGGATTGAAAGATATGTTGGACAACGACAAACCGGCATACGACGCATTGTATAACGCTTATTACAAGAAAAAATAAGCTCGGTACTCAGTCCGCAAATAAATAAATTTATAAACAAAATATAAACACACCAAAATGAAAAAGTTTTTAATGATCGCCGTATTCGGCCTAGCGTTATGCCTAACTCCTAACAAATCAGAAGCCCAAGCCGTTGTACAATGGCCATCGGGTGCGATGAGCGTGTCGAGCGTTACGGCAACGACAAAAGTTCCAAGCTATTCGATCACACCAACCAACAAATCTTATCTTATCAACATTACGGTAGATACGAGCTTGGTTATCAATTTCACCAACATTAAGGTTCCGGCGGGATCAACGGTTTACGTAAAAGTAACCAATGGCGCGACGGCTGCAACCCGTACGGTATCGGGTAATACCAAATGTACCATGAAAGCCTTTACCATGACCTCCGCCAAAATACATATGTTTGAGTTCGTCTATGACGGAACAAATTACGTCAATACCGGGGGCCTCTTAGTCAACTAGTAATTACATAACCAAAATATCTCAAAAACCAAAACCCTATACCCCTACACGATGAAAACAAAACACATCATTAGCGCGCTCGTAAAAACATTGTTTAACTTTGTTTTAGCGTTCATGTTCATTGCAGCCGTTAACTCGACTCTGAACACCGAAATTAACCCTATTAGCGTGGCGATCGTTGTTGCGGTTGCGTCGTTGGTATTCCAAACGGTTGCCGTAGCATTTGGCTACAAATCCGTTAAAGGCCTTGCCATGTTTGCCCTACAAACAGAGGTTTGGATCGAGGATATACAAGAAAATTTATACTCGGAAAATCCGTTTTTAAACTTTGCGAAAGACCACTCGCAATGGATCGAAAATAAAACGGTACACGTTCCACAGGCAGGCGCGACCCCTACGGTTGTAAAAAATCGTACCATTTTCCCCGGTACTATTTCTCAACGTGCGGATACCGATTTGACCTATGACATGATGAACTTTACCGCAGAGCCTACCTTAATGACCAACCTTGAAGAGTTGCAAATCAACTACGACAAGCGCGCGTCCGTTATGGAGAACTACTTTAAAACGCTTGTAAACGTTGCGGCAAATCAAATCCTTTACGCTTGGGCTCCTAGTGGTTCAACTCGTATCGTAAAAACTACGGGCGCGGCAAGTGCTTTGGCATTACCTCACTCTACCGCTACAGGTACACGTTTGGCCATCACTCTATTGGACATTGCAAAAGCTAAGGCAAAATTAGATAAGGATAAAGTACCGGCAACGGGACGTATTCTCCTTATGCCTTCGGATATGTACAATAACGAACTATTGGCGATCTCTGACATTAAACAATTTTATTCATACAATAGCGAAGTTCTAAAAACTGGTATCGCAGGGTATATTTATGGCTTTGCCGTAATGATCCGCCCGGATGTATTCGTTTACGACTCATCTAACGTTATCCAAGTAATTGACGATGCGGGAGAAATCCTTACACCGGCAACTGGAGACTTTAACGCATGTTTAGCCTACCACCCTGGTTATGTATCGAAAGCAATTGGAAAAATTATGCCTTACTACGACGCGGGTTCAACCGGCGAAGGTAAACCGGAATTTTACGGATCCTTGTTCTCTGCAGAGATGAACATGGGCGCGAGCAAAATGCGTACCGATCAAAAGGGCGTTGTTGCGATTGTTCAAGCTCCTTAATAATTAACTAGGGGAGGCGTCAAAATCTCCCTTTAATTTTATTCCTAATGAATTTAGAACAAGCTAAAAAACTGGCTCACCCTTATACGCTCGACAAAGAAAACAAAACCATTGTTATCACTTCGGACCATGGCGTACACCTTAATAGCGATATTATGGCGGTACAAAAGTTCGCCGTTAGGAGCAAATTAAAGTGTTTTGTTATCAAAGGAGAGGCGAATGACATTGAGGCCGTTAATGCAGCCATAAGCGACCAAAATAAGGCCGCTATTGCTGAAAAGGAGGAAATTGTATCGCTACGATCAAGAGAGGCCGTTGCGTTGGATGTATGTACCATAATGAAGCGCGCAGACGAAAACGTTGGCCGCAATGATCTCGTAAGAGCTCGTAATTTATACATGCAAATCCTTGTTTTGGATCCCAACAATAAGGAGGCGAATGAAAAATTGGATTGGTGCAAAACAAATCTAATCGCAGAGGCTAAATTTGAGGAAAAGACAAAAGAGGAAATCGATGCCGATAAAAAGGCTCTCGAAGAGGCGAACAGAACAAACAAATTAAAAGCTCGCGCGCTTGCTGCAGGCGTACCGGAGGACTCTGACGAGAAAACC